TATTCCCAACACTTAAAGATGATTGGGGTGTTTACGTTCCTGAAGTAAAATATCTTTCACCTGAACCATTAGTTTATCCAAGTGATTTGGCTTTAGTAGATTATCCAAATGTTCACTTTGTAGGTGATGCCTTATCAGCTCGTGGTATTACAGTTTCAGGAGCACAAGGTATATTATCAATTGAAAAATTAATTAGTAAAGAATGTCCTTGGGATAACATTCAAGGAGATATTATTAATTGGAGATAATTTGGAAAATCAAAGAATTTTTATTATATTACAAGCATGAAAACTAAATATGAACCAAGTAAAAAACTAACTAAAGCAGATGGTACTGTTGCCTATGTTTGGGAAGGTAAATTACATAACTGGGAAGGTCCAGCATTGATTCCTGAAGGTGATACTCGTAAACGTGAATATCATATTCATGGGATTAAATATACCGAAGATGGTTGGAAAGAAGCTCGTCGTAATCGTGAAGGTCTTCCATGGTATAAAACAGCAATGGGTCAAGCAGGTCAAAATAGAAACTAATATGAAGATAGGTTTATGTGGAACAATGAGTGTAGGTAAAACTACATTAGTAAATGCTTTGATGTCTTTGCCTGAATTTGAAGGATATAATTTTGCTACTGAACGTTCTAAGTATTTACGTGATTTAGGTATTCCATTGAATACTGATTCTACATTAAAAGGTCAATTTGTATTTTTAGCTGAACGTTGTGCTGAATTGATGAATGAAAACATTATTACAGATAGAACTATAATTGATGTTATGGCATTTACTAAAGCAGCTAAGTCAATTGAGTATTACGATGCTGAAGCATTTTGTGATGCTGCTAATAAATTAGTTGGAGAATATGATTATGTATTTTATGTGTCTCCTGAAGGTGTTGAGATGGAAGATAATGGAGTTCGTGAAACTGATTTGAAATATAGAGAAACTATTGATAATATAATTAAACTATTATTATATAGAAGTAATCATAAAATTAAAAATCTACATACACTATCAGGCACTACAGAAGAACGTATTCAACAAATGAAAGAAGCGCTTTCCCTGTAATATTTATGGGTATGAAATTATCTGAATTAAAAAAACAAATTAAAGATAACATATACGAAATCTTGTCTGAAGCTGATTTAGATCCAGCAGCTGGTTCTGTAGTAATGCCTAAAACTTCAAACCCTGCTGACATCAAAAAGTTAACAGCTCAAAACATTGATGTACAGTTAAAAGAAGAAGAAGAAGATAGGGAACCTACAAAAGCAGAATTAGCAAAAGAAAAAGTAAAAACCGTTTCTAAGTTTAAAATCCCTAACGACCAATTTGAAGATTTTAAATCTAAACTTAAAACTTTAGTATCTAAAGTAAAAGGTATGGAAAAAGGAGATGAGCGTACTAAAAAAATGGCTGCCCTAAAACAATTTATTAAAAAACCAGAATTAGTTAAAGCGTTTAAAGAAAGAGACGTTAAAATTGATACTGGTGATTTGATCGGATAATATGAAAAAAATTATTATACAAGTAGTTATAGTGTGTTTAGTAGGTGTAATACTTTACGGGTTATTTACTTACAAACAAGGTTATTCTTCTGATAAAGACAAACAATACCAACATACTATAGATTCTCTACAATCAGAAATTGGTAAAAAAGATACTATGATTTCTACTTTAGATTCTACTAGAAAGGTCTTAGATTCTTTAATCATCGTAGATAAAGTTAAATTAGCTGATATTGCTGAAAAAGCAAAACAATATAAAAATCAATATGAAAAAGAGCATAATCGCATCAATAATATGTCTGATGATGATATCATCGGCGAGTTCACAGCAGCGTTTAAGTGATTCAACTGTAATAGTTCCTATTAAATCCTTAAAAAATGCTTTATTAGTTAAAACTGATAGAGATAATCTTAAAAAAGAATTAGTAATAGCTCGTGATTCCATTTCAACAATGGAAAAAATTATTCTTAGACAGGATACTGCTTTATTCGTATGCGATTCTACTCGCGTGATTTTAGATGATAAAGTAAAAGATTTAAAAGGTATTATTACGGCTAAAGACGGGATGATTAGTGAAAGGGATAAAAAAATTAGTGATTTAGAAGATAAACTGAGGGGAGCTAAAGCAGCATTTGTAATTGCTACTGTTGGTATGATTTTAGCACTTTTATGAGCGATTTAAGTTTAAAAGAAGTAATTAAACAGGAATACATAAAGTGTGTACAGGACCCTGCTCACTTTATGAAAAAATATTGCAATATTCAGCACCCACAAAGGGGTCGAGTAATATTTAATTTATATCCTTTCCAAGATAAAGTATTAAACCTTTGGAAGGATCATCCATATTCAATTGTATTAAAATCTCGTCAGTTAGGTATTTCAACTTTAGCAGCAGGTTATTCTTTATGGTTAATGTTATTCCAAAAAGACAAAAACGTACTTTGTATTGCGACTAAACAGGAAACCGCTAAAAACATGGTTACTAAGGTTAAGTTTATGTATGATAACTTACCTTCATGGCTTAAAATACCAGCAGACGAACATAACAAATTAACATTAAGATTAAGTAACGGATCACAAATTAAAGCTACTTCAGCATCAAGTGATGCAGGTCGATCAGAAGCCGTATCTTTGTTGATAGTCGATGAAGCAGCTTTTATTGAAAATATTGGAGAAATATGGGCATCAGCACAACAAACTTTAGCAACAGGTGGTGGAGCAATTGTACTTTCAACACCGTATGGAACTGGAAACTGGTTTCATAAAACTTGGGTAGCAGCAGAATCAGCAGATAATGACTTCTTACCTATTAAATTACCTTGGTATGTTCATCCTGAACGAGATGAATCATGGAGAAAACGTCAAGATGAACTATTAGGTGATCCTAGACTAGCCGCTCAAGAGTGTGATTGCGATTTTAGCACATCAGGTGATATTGTATTTTACAATGAGTGGTTAGATTTTATTAAAGAAACAACAATCCAAGATGCGGTTGAAAGGAGAGGAGCAGACCAGAACTTATGGGTATGGGAACCTGCAGACTATACACGCGAGTATATGGTAGTAGCAGACGTAGCTAGAGGTGATGGTAAAGACTTCTCAACTTTTCACGTAATGGATATTGCTACAAATACTCAAGTAGCCGAATATAAAGGGCAAATGTCGCCTAAAGAATTTGGATACTTTTTAGTAGGTGTAGCTACTGAATATAACCAAGCATTATTAGTAGTAGAAAATGCTTCTATTGGATGGGCAGCTATTGAATCTGTTTTAGAAAGAGGATATAGGAATGTTTATTATTCACCTAAGAGTGATACTTTAACCTCTGATTCGTATTTTAACCAATATGAAAACAGTGATAATGTTACACCCGGGTTTACTATGTCAATGAGAACAAGACCTTTAATAGTAAATAAATTTAGAGAATATGTTGGAGATCGTTCTGTAACTATTCGTTCTAAAAGATTATTAGAGGAAATGAAAGTATTTGTTTGGAAAAATGGTAGACCTGAAGCCCAAACAGGTTATAATGATGATTTAGTAATGCCTTTTGGAATTGCTATGTATTTAAGAGATACCTCTTTAAAATTCCAACAACAGTCTCACGATTTAACAAGAGCAACTTTAAATAACTTTTCTAAAGGAACTACTTCATATCAAGGAGCATACAACAGAAATTCAGTCCAAAACCCATACACAATACAAACGGGTAATGGGGAAGAAAGCATTAATTGGCTTCTATAATATTTATAACAAACACAAATGGCAAACACTAGTTTATTTACACGTCTACAAAGATTATTCTCCACTGATGTAATTATCAGGAATCAAGGAGGTAATGAATTAAAGGTTTTAGACGTTGATAGCATACAACGCTCAGGAGATGTAGCTACAAACTCCTTAATGGATAGATTTAATAGGATTTATTCTCCAGCAGCATCTTCTTTGTATGGACAACAAGTTAACGTTAACTATCAGTATCTTAGAACGTTTATATACTCGGACTACGATATTATGGACAACGATGCCATTATTGCATCTGCTCTTGATATAATAGCTGAAGAATCTACATTGAGAAACGAAATGGGTGAGGTGTTGCAGATTAGATCTAGTGATGAGGATGTGCAACAAATACTTTATAACTTATTTTATGATGTATTAAACGTTGAATTTAATCTTTGGTCATGGATTCGCCAAATGTGTAAATACGGTGACTTTTTCCTTAAATTAGAAATTGCTGAAAAATTTGGTGTTTATAATGTTATTCCATTTACTGCTTATCATATTGATAGACAAGAAAATTACGATAAAGACCATCCTAATGCAGTAAGATTCAAATACTCAGCAGAAGGTACATACGGCGGAGGTTCAGGGTATTTTCCTACACCAAACGTAACTGCTCAAAAAGATGGTAATAGTATATATTTTGAAAATTATGAAATGGCTCACTTCCGTTTAATGACGGATGTTAACTATTTGCCTTATGGTAGAGCGTATATTGAACCTGCTCGTAGAATTTACAAACAATATGCTTTGATGGAAGATGCTATGTTAATTCATAGAATATCTCGTTCACCTGATCGCCGTGTATTCTATATTAACGTAGGTTCTATTCCTCCAAATGAAGTAGAAAATTTCATGCAGAAAACAATTACTGCTATGAAGCGTACTCCATTAATGGATGAAAAAACAGGTGAGTATAACTTAAAATATAACCAACAAAACCTAATGGAAGATTTTTATATTCCTGTTAGAGGTAATGATAATTCAACAAAAATTGAAAATCTTGCTGGTTTAAATTATGATGGTATTGCTGATGTTGAGTATTTAAGAAATAAATTATTTGCTGCTCTTAAAGTACCTAAAGCATTTATGGGTTACGATGAGAATTTACAAGGTAAAGCAACATTAGCAGCAGAAGATATTAGATTTGCTCGTACAATTGACCGTATCCAACGCATTATCCTTTCAGAATTATATAAAATTGCTTTAGTACATTTATATACCCAAGGTTATACATCAGATAGCTTAACAAACTTTGAATTATCATTAACAACTCCTTCTATCATTTATGATCAAGAACGTATTGCTTTAATGAAAGAAAAGATGGATTTAGCAGCGCAAATGATGGAAACCAAATTAATATCTACTGATTGGATTTATGAAAACGTATTCCACTTCAGCCAAGATCAATACGAGGAAATGAGAGATTTGATTGCTCAAGACCAAAAACGTGCCTTTAGATTAACTCAAATTGTTGAAGAAGGAAACGATCCTCTAGAAACAGGCAAATCATATGGCACACCACACGATTTAGCTTCATTATATGGAAGAGGAAGATACGAGGATATGCAACTACCAGATGGATATGATGAAAAATTACCACTAGGTCGCCCTCAAGAAAAAGCATCAAATATCAATACTCAAGATAATGCATTTGGTAAAGATAGATTAGGTAGAGATGCGATGAAAAATGATGACCAAGAAGGATATGGCAGACCAGTAAAAAATGTATCTCCATTAGCTTTAGAAATAAAAGCTAAAAACAAAACATTACTAGAGTCGCTTGATAAGAAAACAGTATTTAAATCTAAGTCCAATGGTGAGTCATTGTTAGATGAAAGTAAGTTAAAGGAATAAGGATCTTTATATATTTATAACAAAAATCTATTGAATGAATATTAAACATTCTAAATATAAGAATACGGGGCTTTTATTTGAACTCTTAGTAAGACAAATTACCGCAGATACTTTGTCCGGAAAAGACTCAAAAGCAACGGGTATATTAAAAAAATATTTTGTAAAAACAGAATTAGGTAGAGAGTACAAATTGTACGAAGCCCTATCTAAATACAAAAATATTACTGAAGGTAAAGCCGAAACTGTAGTTAATACTTTGGTTGAATCTTCTAAAGATTTAAACAGAGGAGCGTTAAAAAGACAAAAATATAATTTAATTAATGAAATTCAAAAGCATTATAATTTAGAAGAATTTTTTAAAACTAAATTACCTAATTATAAAGCTTACGCTTCATTATATACACTTATAGAAGTATATAATAGTGAACATTTGTCTACTCCTGACCAAATTATTACTAACAAGTTAGTTTTATTAGAACATTTATCTTCCAAATCAGTTGAAAAGTCAAAAGTTGAAGATAGTGTTATTGAAGAGTTTAAAACATACGATAAAGACCTTAGAATTTTAACATATAAAGTTATGTTAGAAAAATTCAACGGTAAATACGCTGATTTAAATGACAACCAAAAATCAGTACTAAAAGAATTTATAAATTCAGTAGATTCAACCCCAAAATTAAGAGAATTTTACAATACTAAAATAACAGAAATTAAATCTACTTTAACTGAACTAAATAAAAAAGTTCAAAATAAAGCTATTAGTATTAAAATTAATGAAATAAAAAACATCATCACTCCATTAGATAAAATATCTAAAATAGGTAATGATGATTTGGTTAACCTTTTACAATATTACGAACTATTAGAGGAATTAACTAACATTCATGGCACAGTTTAAATATAAACTTAAGGAACTTAAAGTAGGAGATATAGATGTACAAGGCGGCACTAAATATACCGTTACGTCTATTGACCCTGAATCTGGTGCTGTTGAATGGTCTGTTGAAAAAGTAGCTGATTATGAAAGTGCATTTGAAACACTTCATAAATCTAAAGAACTGTTTGATGCTCTAATCAAACAACCAGGAGCTAAAGACGACTTTAAAATTAGACAAATAGCTTCTCAGGTAAGAGAGGCTGTAAATAATTATCGTACTCATTTAAGAAAAAATTACCCTGAAGAGTATAATAAAGTAAAATCACTTTCAGAAGAAAGTACAACAGGTGGAGGAGCAGGACAAGCAGGATTTACATCAGGAACATCAGGTGAAAATTATGCTACTAAATATGCTTTTGGTAAATATAAGTATAAATTAGCTCCTAAAAAATCATTGAAAGAAGCCGAATTCAATGTAGACCAATACATCTCAGATTTAAATGTACCAAATCCAGAATTAGTAAATTGGATTAGAGAAAGATTAAAAGCTTTTGATACATTAGAACAACAATTGAATACATTAGTACCATTAATTCAACAAGCAAAACAGGATACTATAAAAACTTATAGTCAAAAACCTAATTTTTCTGTTATTTATGGTACGGACATGGCTCAAGATTATTTAAACGATTTAATAGACTTATTTAAAAAACAATAAAATGGCAAGTATACCAGCAAATTCAACAGGAATAGTATCAACAACTTCAGTAACAGGAAGCTTTGGTGGCTTTACTGTTGTATCAGGATCAGCAACTTTTACAGGATTAAAAGATGCTAACAATAATAGCTTAGCAACAACAAACTGGATCATCCCAGCAGGTACTACTGTTCCTCTGATTGTAACTAGTGCCTCTTTGTCCTCAGGTGCGGTATTATTTTACTATTAATATTTATAATAAATAAAATGGCAACATTACAACAACAATACAATTTAATTAAAGAAGGTAAAGGAGATAAACAATTTTTCCTTAAATCAGCAAAATATCAGTTTCCTGATTACATTACCTCTTTAACAGACTTTAATACAGCTATTCATATTTTAAAAACTAAAAACATTTTAAATGAGGAAGTAAAAACCCCTCAAGCTAAAAAAGATTGGTTTAAAATATTTGAAGCTGAAGTAAAAGCTCATAATAAAGAAATGGAAAAAGATTTAGTTGATCTTGAAACTAAAAACTTTGACTATAAAGATAAAAAAAATATTGACAATTTATATGGTCAATCCTTTTTAATGGGTTATTTAGCTGAAATGGGTGATCCTAAAAATGCTGATAAAACTGTAGGTGAATTAAAAGACATGGTAGCTAAAAATATGGCTAAAGATGTTAATTATTATCACAAAAATGCTTCTTTTGGTATTAAAGGAATTGGATACACCCAACAAGAACCATCTAAAGATCCTAAAGGTAAACATAAATCAAGTGGATACGGTGAATTAAGTGAAGCAAAACGTCCTTCAATTGCTAACCATATTAAAGAAGTAGAAAAAACAAGTTCTAGAGTTGCTTTAGAAGCTAAAATAAATGCTATTGATGAGGCAATTGAAAAACGTAAATCAAAATTAGCATTAGCTGAGTCTGAAGATTTAGCTGAAATGATTGATAAATCAATGGTTAAAGTACTTAATAAAGAAATTAAAGAATTAGAAAAGTACAAAGCAAAAACCGAAAAGTTATATGAAAAAATGACTGGAGGAGCTAAAGAAGAAATTATTGATGAGGTTGAAAAAACAGAAGAACCTACATCAGAAAATTACGATCTTTCAAATCTTAAGTAATGAAACAAGTTTTAATAGAAACCATTCCGTTTAGTGTATCACGTACACAACTACATGAGGGTGTGAAAGCACCTTCTGGTAATCCTTTAGTTGAAGGTATTCTAGCTACTGCTGAAGTAAAAAACGGTAATGGTAGATATTATCCAAAAGATTTGTGGGAACGTGAAATTGATAAATACCAACAAATGGTAAAAGAAAATAGAGCAACAGGTGAATTAGATCACCCTGAATCCTCTATTATATCTTTAAAAAATGTATCTCACGTTATTAGAGAAATTTGGTGGAACGGAGATAAAGTAATGGGTAAAATTGAGATTTTACCTACTGTATCTGGTAATATATTAAAAGCACTTATTGATAACAATGTTATGGTAGGTGTATCATCTCGTGGAATGGGCAGTTTAAAACCATTAGGAGAAGGCACATTAGAAGTACAAGATGATTTCGAATTATTATGTTGGGACTTTGTATCAACCCCATCAAATCCAGGCTCATATATGAATTTGGTTAGAGAAAGTAAAGAATATAGTGAAATTGATTATTCAAAAGTTAATTCTTTATTAACAGAAATTTTATGTGCTAATGGCACATGCCCAATATTTTAACCCCTCTTAGGATAGTATCCTTTGATCGACCCTCCCTTAAAAAGGAGGGTTTCTTATTTTCGCGATTTTGAAGAATCCCCATATATGTATATTCGTAATATGCGATTTTCTATATCGCATTAAGATTTTAAATATCTATTACGCTTCGAGAAATCAATAATAAGCGTACTTCCAACAAAAATTATTTGAGGACAAAAAACAAAATGGCAAACAGAGACTTACTTAAAGAAGCCATTGCCGATGCTAAGACTGTTAAGGAAACAGCCATCGCCAATGCAAAAGCTGCTTTAGAGGAAGCTTTCACTCCCTATTTAAAAGAAAAGTTAGCTGCAAAGTTAGCTGAAATGGATGAAGAGGATGAAACTAAATCAAAAGTAGAAGAAAATGAAAAAGAGGAAGTTGAAGAAAATTTAGAAATGGATGAAGCAACAGAAATGGACGAAATAGAAAAGGACATGGATGAAGCTAAAGAAATGGATGAAATGGACTTAGACGAACTCTTAAGAGAATTAGATGAATTAGAGGTAGAAGAAGGATTAGGCACGATCAATGATCCCGCAGCTGAACCTGGAACCGACGATCACGGAAACATTGCTGAAGCTGAAGAAGCTGAAGTAGAAGCAGGTGAAGAAGGTGAAGGCGAAGAAGATGAAGAAATTGATCTTGAAAACATGTCCGAAGACGACCTTAAATCATTTATTGAATCAGTAATTGCTGACATGGTTGAAACTGGCGAATTAGAAGCTGGTGAAGGTATGGAAAGCGAAGAAGGTGAAGAAGAAGGTGAAGAAGGTGAAGAAGGTGAAATGGATATGGGTGCTGAAATGATGGCCGAAGTGAAGAAAATGAAAAAAGAAGTAGAAGAAGCTAAAAAAGCTAAAGAAAAAGCTGAAAAAGAATTAAAAGAAGCTTTAGAAACTGTTTCTACTATCAAAACAGAACTTCAAGAGGTTAACTTATTCAACGCTAAATTACTTTACACTAACAAAATTTTCAAAGCTAAAAACTTAACCGAATCACAAAAAGTAAAAGTATTAGCCGCTTTTGATAAAGCAGCTAGTGTAAAAGAAGCTAAATTAGTATTCGAAACCTTATCAGAAGGATTCGTTGAAAAGAAAGCTCCAATGAATGAATCATTAATCCGTAGTAGCGCTTCTAAAGCATCAGGTGCAATTACAAAGAAACCAATTATGGAAGCTAATGATCAGGTTACAAGATGGCAAAAATTAGCCGGTATTAAATAATTTAAACAAAAACAAACAAAAAAATAAAAAAACACAAAAATGTCACAAGTACAACAACTTTTAGAAAGCGCAGCTGGTTCTTGGAAGAACTTGCAAAGCGACGCCGCTAAATTGTCTAGCAAATGGACTAAAACCGGCTTATTAGAAGGTTTGGGTGAGGTTGAGAAAAACAATATGTCAATCTTACTTGAAAACCAAGCAAAACAGTTAGTAACAGAAGCTAACCAAATTTCTACTAACTCTTATTTTACTAACGGTACTCAAGGTGAAAACTGGGCTGGTATTGCATTACCTTTAGTTCGTAAGGTATTCGGTACAATCGTAGCTAAAGAATTCGTTTCAGTTCAACCTATGAACATGCCTTCAGGCCTTGTGTTCTTCTTGGATTTCCAATATGGTAACTCTAAGACTCCATTCGGTGCTAACGGATCTTTATATGGTGACAGGAACGCTTCTGGTCCATTCCCATTTGCTACTCCTGCTGCTTCAGGTGGTCTTTACAATCCAGCTAACAAATTCTCCTACTCTCAAAACACAACTTCTTCAGTAGTATCTGCTACGATCATCACCGCCTCTTGGCAGGAAGTTAATTTTGATTCTGAATTGTCAGCTTCTATCGCTGCTGGTAACGTTAAGAAATTCACAGTTTCTACAGCTACTACTACTTTACCTAACTTTGATGCTGATTCTACAAGAGGATTCGCTTTCACTTCAGGTTCAATTTTCACAGTTGCTAGAGCTTTACCTCAGTTCACTACTTACAACTACACTGCAAACACTATTACTTTCTTCTTGACTGGTTCAACTGCTGAAACTAATGGTACTGCTGTAGCTGGTGGTTCTGTTGTAACTTACACTAAAGCTACTACTGATCAATACAGAGGTGATTTTGAAGAATCTTCTTCTTACGCTGTACCTAACGCTCAAAGTGCTACTCAAATCGTTATCCCTGAGATCAACGTTAAAATGCAATCTCAAGCCATCACTGCTAAGACTCGTAAGTTGAAAGCTGTATGGACTCCTGAATTCGCACAAGATTTAGCTGCTTACCAAAACATCGATGCTGAAGCTGAATTGACTAACATCATGAGTGAGTACATTTCAATGGAAATTGATTTGGAAATCTTGGATATGTTGATCGAAGATGCTGCTGCTGGTACTGAGTACTGGAGCGCAGTAAACAACACTACTATTAGTACTACTGGTACTTTCGGTTCTGCTGGTTACTACAACACTCAAGGACAATGGTTCCAAACTTTGGGTACTAAAATCCAAAAGTTAAGCAACAAAATTCACCAGTTAACTTTACGTGGTGGTGCTAATTTCTTGGTTACTTCTCCTACAGTTGCTACTGTGTTGGAATCTATCCCTGGATTTGCTTCTACTTCAAATGGTGAAGCTGAACAAATGGAGTATGCTTTCGGTGTACAAAAAGTAGGTTCAGTAAACGGTCGTTACAAGGTTTACAAAAACCCTTACATGACTGAAAACGTAATCTTGTTAGGTTACAAAGGTTCACAATTCTTGGAAACTGGTGCTGTATTTGCTCCTTACATTCCTATGATTATGACTCCTTTGGTGTACGATCCTGATACCTTCACTCCACGTAAAGGTCTTTCCAAGTCAGTTACCCATTCAAAGTTTCGTTATGAACTTTCCATTCTCATTATCAACCGCAGATCCAAATAACATTTGGATGCAAGAGTTAACAGATGAGGAATTAGCAATTAATAAACCTAAAGCATACAAACAGTTTATGGACTTGTATAACTTTGTTGCTGGTGGTGCTCTAGTAAACTTATTACCCTCAGAAGGTAATTTTCAAGATCAAGTTTATGTAGCTAATTTGGGTATTTATTTACCTCACATTAAAAACGAAAATCATATTATTTTATCTAATTTTACTTCTGACCCTCGTAAAGGTGAAGAATTAGTTGGAGAAAAATATTTTAATCAAATGGGTTATAAAACAGCAATCTCCCCATACAAATGGGAAGGTGAGGCCGATTTGAAATACCTTTACGGAAACAAATATATTGGTGGTTACGGTATTCGTTCAAACATCAAAGCATATGAGTGGATGGAAGAAACTTACAATATGGATATTCTTAAAGTAGCTATGGTTGATGAATATTTGTATCATTTAGATTGTTCTATCTTCGCATTAAACCAAGACCAGACATTAGTTTGCACTGAATTGTTTGATGAGGAAGAATTGCAAATGATGGAAAAAGAAACAGAAATTATTGATATTCATGTTGACGATGCTTTGTGTGGATTAACTAATTCTGTAAGAATGGGTAATATGATTATGTGTGCCTCTAATATTTCTGAATTGAAAAAATCACATGAGTATTATGAAGGTGAAAAACACAAAATTGAAACATTAGAAAAGATTTGTAGCGATGCTGGTATGGAACCTGCTATCTTCAATCTATCAGAATATATGAAATCAGGTGCTATGTTGTCTTGTATGATGATGCATTTGAATAGAGTTGACCACAATAAAACCTTATTATAATGGCACAAACATTACAAGAATGGTTAAGTACTGAAGTTAAACAACTTCAGAAAATGCCTGTTGGAGAATTATCTAACACATTTTTCTTTAGAGACCCAATTCGCCCAAACTATATTGACCATGAGCATTTTTACTCACCTGCTGATGGAACTATTTTATACCAAAAGTTTATTAAAGATCCTTCTGAACCTATAGTTGAAATTAAGGGTATGAATTATACTCTTCAAGATGTTATGGGCGATGATGAATACAATAAACCTTCACTAGTTATTGGTATATTTATGTCGTTTTATGATGTTCACATCAATCGTATACCCTACGGAGGTCTGCTGTCATATAAACCACTAGACGCGATTCAATCAACTAACAAACCTATGTTGGCGGTTGAAAAAGATATATTAAATAAAAAAATTAACCCCGCAAACATGGAGTACTTAAAGTATAACGAGCGTATGTGGAATAAAATTTATTCACCTACCTTAGATTATACTTATTACTTAATTCAAATTGCTGACGAGGATGTAAACGTTATTGCTCCCTTTACTATGGATCAAAACGATGTTTTTGCTCAAAACGAAAGATTTTCTTTAATTAGATGGGGTTCACAGGTTGATTTGGTGTTACCATTAGATGATAGATATGATTTCGAGTTATGTTTAGATGATGCTATGCATGTTAATGCTGGCTTAGACCAACTTGTAAAAATTAACTTTAATGAATACAAAACTAACTCATGAAGATTCTATCTTCCAAGAAAAACGTAAACCGAAAAACCCCATTAAATTTAAATTAAACCTAAACGAGGAACAAAAAGACGCAAAGTCTAAAATCTTAAATAACACAATTACTCTATTAGCAGGATCAGCAGGTTCAGGTAAAACATTACTTGCTTGTCAGATCGCATTAGAGAAATTGTTTATGAAAGAGGTTGAAAAGGTAATAATTACTAGACCAACTGTTTCTAAAGAAGAAATCGGATTCTTACCAGGCGATCTAAGAGAAAAAATGGATCCTTGGGTACAACCAATTTATCAAAACATGTATTTACTTTACGATAAAGATAAAGTAGAAAAATGTATTGCTGAAGGTTCTATTGAAATTGTACCTTTATCGTTTATGCGTGGTAGAACGTTTGTAAATAATTTTGTAATTGTAGATGAGGCACAAAACGTAACTCATGAACAAATGCATATGATTGTTACTCGTATTGGTTTAAATTCAAAAATGATTATTTGTGGTGATGATGCTCAAGTAGACTTGAAGAAAAGATCTGATTCTGGGTTTAAATTTTTATACAAAGGTGCATCAAAAATTAAAAAATTAGAAGCCATTACTTTAAAAACAAACCACAGAGATCCTATTGTAGAAGATTTGTTGAGATATTACGACGAATCCCCTATCAATATTTAACGATTTGTTAATTTTTATATATTTATACCCAGCACCGTTATAGTATGTCAGCTGGAATATATAATTTATCGATTGAACAAGGAGCAACCTTTGATTTAGAAATAAGATACAAAGATGCTAATGGAGATCCTGTAGATTTAACAGGGTATAATGGTCGTTTACAAATCCGCCAAACCCCAGACTCTACAACATCATATATTACGTTAAGCAGTTCATTGCAACCCGATGGAACAGGATTAAATTTTAGTGGTTCAGATAGAAATAAACCACCAACATCAGGTTCAATATCTATTTTTATATCTGCTTACTCTTCTTCATTGTTAAACTTTGGACAAGGTGTATATGATTTAGAAATATACTCAGGTAGTTATGCTTATAGATTAATACAAGGTGGTGTAAGATTAAGTAAAGAAGTAACAAGATACTAAAATGGCAAACAATAACGTAGACCCACAACTACCTATACTATCAGTAATTGAAGTAGCATCACCTGGACCTATGGGTCCTACAGGTCCTACAGGACCTCCAGGTTCGTTCCCTAGTACGGGTTCATATTCATTAACAGGATCTATTAAGATATCAGGTTCTTTTGAATTAGACGGTAACGTTTTTATTACTGGTTCTTTCACTGGTAGTTACTTACATATTCAAGGAACTCCTTTAAATACATGGACTGTAAACCATAACTTACAAACAGAATTCCCCGTAGTTGTAGTTTATGATTTAAATAAAAAACAAATTATACCACAAGAAGTTATTCCTTTGAATACAGCAAGTATGAAAATCTTCTTCCCAAGAGAAGAATCAGGATATGCTTATTTTTCAATAGGTACAAACTTAGCAATTCCGAACTTTGCAAACATATCAAACTCAGGTTCAAATTTTAACCCATCAATAATTGTATTTGGATTTTAAATATTTATAAACAACCATGCCAAGAAAAAGACTACCAGAATATATATTTACTCCTGGTTCATCCAACTCCGGAACTATTAAAGTTCCTTATCGTATTGACACTCACGATTTGTTATTAATAACAAACGTAACAAGAGGAAATACATTATTTTTATTCTCAGATCCTACTACAGGAGCTTCATTATCTTATAACCCAAATGATACAACAACTTTCCCTAATGGGGTAGATGGTGTAACTACAATTACATTAGCTGTTAGTACTACAAATGCGGAGTCAACAGATGATTTAAGGGTTTATGTTGAATCTGATATAGTAGAATTTAGACCTTGGGATTTTGGAACTGATGCTATTGAAAGAATGAGAGTTTCTGAACCTTATTCATTGATAGATGCTGACTTTGAATATGGTATTCAAAACACTAAATGGCAATCAGTAGGACTAAACACAGGTGTACCTTCAGCATATGAATTACCCGGTACTGACTTAGGAGCTACATCTGTATCAAGTTCAGGTGGTTCTACATTCTCTACAATTACAGTTGTAACTTCAGGTTCACATGGTTTGAGTATTGGTTCAGCAGTATCAGTATTTGGTTTATTAAATGATAAAGCAGAAGGTATTTTCGCAGTATTATCTACTCCAAACGTTACTACTTTTACATATGAAGCAAAAGGTTCTATACCTTTAGGTTCAATTGCAACTACTTATACAAACATTCGTCCTGGAGGTTTCTTCTCAGGATCAGCATTACCTTTAGCAACATTTACTTCTAATGGTTCTACACCTTCAATTATTACTTGTACTACAGCTGCTCCTCACGGACTAATGCCTGGTTCTCCTTTGCTAGTATTTGATACAGCAGCCGGAAACCAAGGATACGAAGGTAACTATTTTGCAGAAACTATTCCTAATGGAACTACTTTTACTTACACAGCAAAACAACAAGTAACAACTCCTACTTCATCAGCAACTATTAGAGTATATGCTCGTAATGATTCATTCTTTATCCATAGACCTTTTGATGGTGGTGTATTAGTAGGTACATTTACTCCTTGTTACGGATTAGAAGCAAAACGTCAATCAAAAAGATATTTCCGTTACCAATCAGGTAAAGGTATCTTATTTAGTACAGGTACTTTATTAGCATCTAACCTAGATATTTCATCAGTTTATTCATCTGCATCTATAACAGGTTCAATTTCAAGTTCATTAATTACCGTGACAACTGATATTGAACATGGTTTGCAACAAGGTACTAAAGTTACTTTATCAAATATTACTTCTTCTAACTATAATGGAGATTATTTAGTAAATGGTATTATTAATGAATTTACATTTAATGTATCTTCTTCATTAGTACCAACTGATCCAACAGCTTCATTAGGTTTTCAACCTCGTGTGTTTATTAAAAACTGGACAGGTGCTATTGTTAGAACAGGTATTTATGATGATTCAAATGGTTTATTTTGGGAATATGATGGAACAACTTTATATGTTGTAAAACGTTCTTCTACATTCCAATCTGTAGGCACAATCACAGCAACTCCTGATTCTTATGCTGTTACGGGTTCTGGTACTCGTTTTACGGATCAAATTAGAGTAGGTGATACTGTAGTAATTAGAGGTATGGCTTACAGAGTAACAAGTATTCCTTCTAATACATCTTTAACTATAATTCCTGCTTATCGTGGTATAAGACAAGCAGCAGGTGTTAAAATGGCTCTTGTTAGAGATATTAAAATTCCTCAAAACAAATTTAACTACGACACTATTGATGGTCATGGCACATCAGGATTTAATCTTGATGTGACTAAAATGCAGATGTTAGGTATTCAATATTCGTGGTATGGTGCTGGATTTGCTGATTTTATGGTAAGAGCAGTTAATGGTAATTTTATAACAGTTCACCGTTTTAAAAACAATAACGTAAACGATGAAGCATATATGAGAACAGGTAACTTACCTGCTCGTTATGAAGTAGGTAACTATGGTCCTTTATCTAGATTAAGAGTAGCATCTGGTTTATCTGGAAGTTTAAATATTGTTGATCCTGATATTTTCCCTTCAGCATCAACATCAAATCCAGTAACTTGCGTAATTACAAGTGTACAAGGAAGTACAGTATACAATGAATTAGTTTCTTATACAGGAAAATCAGGTAGTTTATTAACTGGAATTCAAAGACCAGCAGTTTATACACCTTACATTTCTGGTGCTCCTAGAATTTTTGCAGGATCTACTCCCCAAAACCACCCAGCATCATCTTCTATTCAAGTATTTGATACAAGTATTACACCAACATTAACTCACTGGGGTTCAGCGGTTATTATGGATGGTGGGTTTGATGAAGACCGTGGTTACCAGTTTAACTTTGCTAGAACTAACGTAACAATTAATGGTAATACAACTAACACAGTATTGTTATTCCGTTTAGCCCCTTCAGTATCAAATACAATTCCTGGTGATTTAGGAGATAGAGAAGTACTAAACAGATCTCAATTGTTGTTAAAACGTTTTGAGGTTACTACTTCACAAAAATGTGAGGTGTATGGTGTATTAAATCCTACAAATATTCCATCTACTACCGTTTATACAAACACTCAAGTGACAAACATTGGTGCTGTAGCAACATCACAACCTTCGTTTTCACAATACAACCAAAACTTTACAACATCTCCAGTAAATGGTGAGTTATTATTCCGTATTACATCTCCTGCTTCTACACAGCTTAAATCTGAAATTGATTTAACATCTGTAAAAGGTATGAACAATTCAATTATTGGTGGTAGATATACATTCCCTGATGGTCCTGATGTACTAGCGGTTGTAATCACAAACACCTCAGGAACTACATGTACCGCAGATTTCTTGTTACAATGGGCTGAAGCACAAGCATAAAAAATAAAATATGAAATTATATTCACCTTCCATAACCGGTTCGTTAGACGCAGATATTACGGCGGGTACCTTTAGTGTAACTAGAGGTAATACTCCTTTGTTATTTATGACAAGTTTAGGTAACTTAGGTGTTGGTACTAATGCACCCCAACGAAGTTTAGATGTCGCAGGTGATGTAGCAGCAAATACTTACTATGGAGATGGTTCTCAATTAACAGGTATTGGTTCAAATTAGTTTATGGTGTTTTAGAAGGACCAGAACATGCAGTTTATTGCCGAGGTAGAGTAAACAATGACATTATTGAATTACCTGAGGATTGGATATGGTTGATTGAAGAATCATCGATTACTATTCAGTTAACTCCAATAGGTCATTTTCAATCAATATATGTTGGAGAAGTTAAAAACAATAAAGTGTATTTAAAGTGTGAAGATCATATTGATTGTTACTACTTTATACAAGGCACTCGTAAAGATATAAACAAGTTACAAATTATACAATAATAAAAAATTATGCCTGCAATAAGCTCATCTTATAATATATTTTTCGGGACAGCATCATGGAATGACCCGTCTATCTGGATTGGTGGTATAGTACCTACAGCAAGTGATGATGTAATGATTCAGGGACATAGATTCCTAAATAAAACTCAAGACAACATAGGAGGAATAGGTTCCTTAAATTTTGGTCAAGTAGCATATGGTATTCCCTATTGGACAGGTTCAAGAGATATTGTAGTTAATAATGAAACTACAACAGGCTCAGGTACTGTTCCTTCAAATGGATTTCCTTTTCCTCAAACCGGTTCAATATATACTTACACAAATTTTAATGAATTAGTTAAAATTGATTATAAAGGATACCATTTTTCAGGTTCAGGACAAGGTAGTGTATTTAGAAGTTGTTCTGTAGATACTGCTTTTTATTCTTGGAATTCATCTTCATTTCCAAGTAGTGAACCTATGCCTTCTACTCGTGGAGGTTATATTCCTGCTGAATTTGGATATTTTTTCTTTCAACCAGGAGTTATTTCTATTTCTGGTTCAGATCAAGTAGATCTTTTTAGAGTAACAATTCAAAACGGTGGTAAGTTACATATTCAAGATAGTGCATCTATTAGATTAAGAAACTATATTCAAGTAAATGATGGTGAATTAAAAGTATCAGGATCAGTAACTATTGCATATGATAATCCATGGACGGGTTCTATTGGTGGTGCTCCTACTGATATGAGACAATTAACATTTATTTCTCAATCATCATATTATTTTTCAACGGTTGAATTTACAGGTCCTGAAGTACGATTAAATACAAGTTTAACATCAAGCGCAAGTATAGGCGATTCTTTTTTAACAGTAAAAAATACATCTTCCTTTGAAAAAGGAGATTGGATTTTTGTTGGTGAAGATGAACCAAACACCCCTCGAACTGATATGGGTTGGAAAGGTAGAACTTTTCCTCAAGATTATGCTACTTATGGTGAACCTTCTAGTGAAGATGAAGCTTTTTATGTAGCTGGAAAATCAAACAATAGACTTTATGTTCAAAGAATAAACGGTATTTATGCAGAAATATTAGCTAGTTCAAGTGCAACTCAATGGATTGTTGATGAAGAAAGATTTAACATTGGAGATAAAGTAGTAATTAATAATCAAACAGCTACTATTACTAATGTTGAGGATTATGATTTATTATTAAACGATTATGATTTTACAAATCCAACAGCCTCTTTAGCTAATTTTGAAACCTCAAGTTTAAAAGCAGCTAATTTTAGAGGATGGGAAATTATACCAGGAATAGGACTTGCTACAAGAGCAAGACAAGAAGGATTTATTTATGATATTCGTACTACTTTAGAAAAAACTGTAGTTAGAGATAAAGTAAAATTTGAGGCATGGATGTATAATATACCTCCAAACATAACAGGAAGCAGACCAGGTATAGATATTAGTTTAAACAATTTGTATCCTGATAACTATGATAAAGCATATGATACTTTTGGAATACTTATTAACTCAGAATTTGGATGTGATGATACTTTTTATACCATTGAAGCAGGAGAAAATCTTACACCTAATCAACAACTAGGATTTACTAGAACTTATTTAGGAGTTAATGCATCAAAAGGATTTTATTTTTTAAATCCAAGATATAATATTGGTGGTTCTCAATCACAAAGTTTAGATTTAGCAAATGTAGGATTTAAAAAACCAAATTATTTAGGATTATATAAATTTGGATTAGAATATTCAAAAGGATTTATTAAAGGATACATAAATGATACTTTAGTTGCTGAACAAATAGTTGAAAATGGAGGGTTTTGGGGAAGAAATGGATTTTGGACTAGAAACCCATATGTTTTTATTACAAGATATAGAACATATGCTAAATGTCAACGAATAACTTTAAACACCGGAGTAACAGCAAGTATTGGAGATACATTCTATGAAACTGGAGTAGAATTTGCTCATCCTACTGGAAGCCAAGTAATTAAATTAGCTTCTATTATTACTGATTTAGTAGATCACACTAATTTATCTCATGCTTATGCGGGTACTAGTGAATACTCTAATTCTGGAATTAATCCTATTATTTACCAAACAAATGTATTTGATACTGAAAGTAGATATAATCTTTCACTTCAAAATGCTTCTTGGACTTTACATCAAAGTGCAAGAAATGATACTCAAGCATATGTTGATTTAGGTGCAGGTACTGGATTTTCAAATAAAAACATAACAATAGATTTAGGAACTCCAACAACATTTTCAAACGCTGGATTTTCAGAATATTATCAAACTTATGGACAACGTTTAAATAATCCAATTAATCCTCCTGCAGTATCAGGTAGTTTAGATGCTATTACTTGGGTTCCAATTACTGGAGGTATTGATAATAGAAGTAGAATTCATACTGATGGAATTAGAGATTTTAATTTTCCACCTGTAGTTTATCGTTATGTAAGATTTAATTTTAATGGTAATCCTTCAAACATAAATAATAATCATATTAGAAGTTTATTTGTAAGAAATTTTGCTTCGGGTTCAAATAATCCAAGAATTAAAGTAAATAATACTTCTGATTTTAATGTTGGTGATCATATAGCTATTCTTTCAAGTAATATACAAAACACAAACCTTTTTGTAAACCCTACTCATATAACTCCATTTATTAATGCTAACTCTAGTTCTCAAGATTTATTAGATTTTTATCCTGATCACTATGTAGTAAAACAAGTATCAGGAAGTTTCCTAACTTTAGATAGAATAGTTAATAGAATGCCATTAGCTAAAGGTTCAATGGTTGTTAAAATAAATAAAGGTTTAAGTGTTACTGGTTCTTTTTCATCTGGTTCTTATCGTTCTGGTGGTGGAATTATATCTGCATTTGCTAATGGTACTATGTATCAAAACTTTTTTAAAATAAAAAATGTAGCTTTCCAGCATATGAATACTTACACTCCTGCTGTACAACCATCCCCATACCAAAATTATTATGGTACTATTCAAAGAAACCATTCATTTGCTAAAACAACATTCCAGGGAAATTCTATGTATAATAACTGGAATGGATATCAAACTATTGCATGGTTTGCATCAGGTCAATATTGGGGTTCAGGGGTATTGTTAGCAAGACATAATGCTTTTATTAACATGCAGTCTGGTTTAGGTAGTATTCTTAATACTAACCAAAATGGTTTTAGCGTTGGTCCTTTAGTATTTACTGGGAATGTAGTTACTTATTATTATAATGGATTTGGCTCTAATAACTTTGCATATACTTCTAACTCATATAATGTGTATAGTGCTTGTGATGTTATGTTTGGTGGTGTTGGTGTTGCCAGTTCTCCTTCTGTTAGTACATACCCACGATTTGGATATCAAAGCAAATACCTTCAAATTAGAAATTATGGGTTATCTATAGGAAATATACATAATATATTTAATTCTTTATCTACTATATCTGAAAAAAGAGGTACTGTAGTTATTAGAAATAATGGATTTTCAAATTCTTGGTATGGTGGTGGTGGATATTACGCTAGTCCTGATTTTGCGTTTATAGAACATATTTATCCAAAAAGAGGAGGATTAGATTTTAGAGCTACTAACAAAATGTATTATGTTGGATCTTCAGATGGTGGTTTTCCTAGTTCTTTAGGAGATCTTGTTGAAGCTGGTTTAACAAATCAGTATTTAAAAAATCACAATAGATGGGGTTATGATATATGGACAACTAACAAAGGTTATTGGATAAAATATCCTAATTTAAATTATTTTAAATTTTATGTAAATGGAGGAGCTCCTACAAATTATTCTGTATCATCACCATTACTATCAGCACATGCCCAAGTATTAACTAATACAACTGCTTCATTTAATATTAATTTTGATTATTATAACAGTATAGATCAAATAACTCAATTAAATCATTTTACTTCTATGAGTTTAGATTTAGGTGGTTTATTCCCTTCTAATAGAGATGAGTGGGTTACAAAAGGCAATCAGGCTGGTGCTTTAATGTTGTGGGTATTAAAAAATGGTAAAAGTATTTTACCTAATGGGGTACCTTATGAGGTATTACCTAAAGTATCTGATTTTACTAATTTTTCAAGAACCTTTAGTTTTGAAGGTAAAGGAAATTATTATGTAATGATTACTTCTGAACATTATAGAGGTCACATAGGATTTAAAGGATTAGATAGTGTATTTAAATCACCAAGTGCTGATGATGCTTTCTTAACATTCAATGCTTTTACACAGAAAAACTTTACTTTAAACGAAGAAAAAACAATTAGAAAAGCAACTACTGTGTATGGTGAACCTGAATCAAAATTTAGATTAAAAGGAGCAAGATTATTTTAATTAATAAATGTAATAAAACAAAAAATTAAATATTTATAAAAGTATGAATGATGTAATTAAAATTTTAGGAGAAAGATGGACATATGTTTACTCCGCTATGGGGTATGGTAATTGGGGTTATAATAAAGATAACAACGAATTTACTTCAAACAATATGGTGTCAAGAAAAAATCGGATACTAATGCCAATCAGATACTCAATATCAGGTTCATTTTTTGGTTCAGCTAGCTGGGATAACCCAGCTATTTGGTATGGAGGTATAGTACCTACAGCTAGTGACCAAGTTTATATTCAAGGTATAAGAACAACAATTAACAACGCCCCCGGATATTATCCTTGGTTAGGGCAACAAACTCTTATTGTTGCCAATACAGCCTCTTTACCCCCTTCAGGAACACTTTATACTTATACTGATAGAGATGAAGAAATTAAAATTAATTACTCAGCAATTTCAGCAAGTAATAGATTATTAAGTTGTTCTATTGATACTTCTTTTTATTCTTGGAGTTTAGATATATTCCCAATTACTGAATCTTTACCATCTAAAAAAGGTGGTATTATTCCTAACGGTGCTTTTGTATATTTTAAACCAGGTACTATTATGATTACCTCTAGCATGGTAGTTTCTGCCTCTAGTGATGTTATCAATGATAGATCAGGTATTTATATTTACCAAGGAGGTGCTTTAAGTTTACAAAGTGGAAGTACATTAGCTATTAATGGTCGTGTATGGGTTGATGATGGAGAATTAACAGCAACAGGTTCTGCCTTATTTAAATTTGATAGACACAATACTACATCTTCTGATGATTTCCGTTGGCATTATTACAATGGATTATTTGCTTCAAACTCTCCCATGCAAAAAGTTGTTTTTGATGGTCCTGAAGTAAGAACTAATACTAGATTATCTCAAAGTATGGCTGTAGGTGATACTTCCTTTACTGTAAACAGTTCTACTGGGTTTGAGGTTGGGGATTATGTATTTATTGGTCAAGAAAACTTTAGTCAATCTAGAACAGATAATGGATTAACAGGTAGAACAATTGCTGTACCTAGTTCTTCAAATGATGAAATATTTGAAATAGCATTTAAAGCAACAGGAAGCCGTTTGTTTGTTAAACGCATGAACGGTTTTGAAGGTAATATTTTAGCAACAGCATCTGCTACTCAATTAATAGTAGATGAAAAAAGATTTGTTGCCGGAGATAAAGTTTTAATTAACGGTCAAGTAAGAACAATTGTTTCCTCATCTATATATGAATTACAAGTAGGTGATTATGATTTCCAATCGGGTGCAACTTTAGCAGATTGGGAAACAGATATTACTCGTTCATTTTGGAATAATGACTGGACGTTATATCCTGGTTTAGGACTAGCACAATTTACTACAGTACAGTATCGACATTTATTTATTAAAAACTTAATGTTAGATGATGTTAAAGTAGAAGCATATGTTTCTAACTTAAGAAACGTTACTAATGGATCAGGTAGTAGAGCATCTTACGGTATTCATATTCAAGCAGAACCTCAATGTGATTATGATTTTACTTCTCCCACAGTTACTGGTCCTGGACCCAACCCCGCAAGCTGGCCTGTAAGAACATCATTTGTTGTAGACCCAGCAAATGCTAGAATGTATTTAAGACAAAAATGGGCTGGACATACTATATACGATAACATATACACTAGTAGTTTTGCTATAGATGGACCTAAAAAACTTACATTAGAAACCGAAAATGGGTTTGTTAGAGCATACGTTAACGATACTTTATTTACTGAAGAAATTATCCGCACAGGTGGAGCAACATGGGGTCGAGTAGGTTTGTTTACTGACGGTAATAACTGTCTAGTATGCACTAGATTTACAGTTAAACGTAAGTGTGAATTGCTAGTTTTAGATGCACCTATAACGGTAGCTATTGGTGATAAAGTAGTAGAAACAGGAGCAGAATATGCTCACAATCCAAACGATCGTGTAATTAAATTATTATCTGTAGTAACAGATCCTGCAGAACACGTTAATTATGCTATGGCATATAGAGGCGCTGCAAATTATACAACAAATAACCCCGCAAGTGGTAGTACAAATATGTCAGGTAGTTTTCCTTATATATTTGCAAACAATGCTTGGGGTACTACAGCATCTAAAACACAAGATACTTATAATTTTTGGAGATTATTACCTGATTATCAAAGAAACTTTTATGATTATGGTCAAAACCAATTTACTAGAAGTGTTGTTATTGATTTAGGTCAACCTGTAACATTTAACAATTTTGGTTTTATAGAAGATTATATTAATGCTGGTCAAAACTGGACAAGCTCAAGAGGTATCCAAATTTCGGGTAGTAACACTATTACAGGTTCATTTGTAACAGCTTCTGATTGGGTTCCATTAACATCATCATTTATAGATGAAAGATGGAGAACATCAGGTGAAACATTTAGAGGATTTAGAATTGGAGGACCTCATACCTACAGATTTGTAAGAATTGAGTGGAATGGTGGTAATACTAGAGCTGCATCTCCTGGATTTAATAGAATTAGAGGATTACGTTTACGATATAACGTATCTAATAGTTTACAATTAAATAACACATCAGATTTAAATATTGGAGACGAAGTATTAATTATTTCTAAAAATAATACAGCTTATAACTACCGAAATATTTTAGATTACACAGGTCAATTATTTGGTACAACAGCAAGCGCGGCTCAATTTGTAGATCAAATGAGACAACATTATATTATTGCTAACAAGAGTGGTAGTATGATTTATTTAGATAGACCATGTGAAGAAGGTGATATTGAAAAAGGTGCTCTTGTAGTTAAAGTTAACAGAATAATGAAATTCTCCGGTTCAATGGACTCAGGTTCAGGTAACTGGAAAATGGGTAAAATCACTATTGATGGAGGTAATAACCAATTACCTGTTAGAAGAATTAAATTTAATAATGTATCTTTCCAACATATTAATTATTATTTCCCCGCTCACGGTAGTTTTAATAACTGGTCAAATACAGGATTTAATTTTAGAGAAATAAACTGGTATAATTATAGTAGTGGTATAACAGGATGTACTTTATACAACTGTTTTAATTATGCTACTGCAAACTATTGGTATTACAGAGCAGGATATAATTTAAGACATAGTGTATTTACACACCATACTTCTTTTTATATTTTTTCTGAACAAAATAATACTGCTGCTCCTATTGTAGCTAATGGAAATATATTCTATGGAATAAATGGTATTGCGGGAATACCTTCTAATTCTGCCATGAATATGTTTAATTACAATTTTAACATGACTGGAGATTGGATATTACCATCATATACTCCTGCATCTAAAGCAGGAGCCTTTACTAATTATACTACAACTATAGTTCTTAGAAGAAATGAAATTTCTGGAACAAGAGCTCAATGGTTAGCTCAAAGTTATAATGATAATATAGGTAGTCAACATTTTTATGATGTGAATAGTAATTTGATTAAATCTAATCAAACAGCAGGATCTACTATATACATTTATAACCAAGTAGACAAAGCACATACTAATCCGTTCTTACTACCTAAACGTATGGGATTAGATGCTAATATGTGGTCAGTTTCTTGGAATAACAACTCTTCATTACCCTCCCCAATCAACCCAGGTACTTTGGGTACTCCAGTAGGTACAGTAGGTAACTATATTAAAGATTGGAACAGATGGGGTTATAATAGATGGACTAATAACTTTGGTGATTGGGTAAAATTACCAAACGATAATTTCTATAAATTCTATAGAAATAACTGGATGGGTGTAGACTATAGATATCCTTTACTAAATGCTAGTTTTTATTTAGCAGAAGGTGTTTCTGGTAGTTTTGATGTTAGCTTTGATTATTACATGACTAAAAACGTAGTAAACCAAGGAATGAATACTACTTATGCAAGTGGTAGTTTGTATATGATTGCTTTAAAAGAAGGATTTGAAATGGATAGTGTTAGTGGTAGTGCTTATATTACCGCTAGAATACCAAAATCTGAAACTCCTATAAACTTTACAAAAACTTATCAAGTACAAGGTCCTGGTCACTTTGTAATAGGAATTGGTGGAGCTGATTTCTTAAGCGGATATGTAGCAATAAATAACGTTTCAAGCCGATTAAATATACCCGATAATGACCAAGCTCAAGTATTTGTAAATAACTTAAACATGAGATACTTTGATAAAGGAGACAGATGGTTAGCTAAAACAATGTATACTCAACCAATTAACCAACCTAAATTCAGATTAAAAGGCGCTAGACTATTCTAATGGGAAAAGATATAATAATAAAACCATCCTCTAGTATAATCCAATTCTCCGGGAGTACCGGAGAAATTGGAGCTAGTATTGAATTAGATAACGTAGGAAGATTAGTATTATCTTCCTCACAAGTTATTTTTGGTCCCGGAAATAATGACATTTATGTTGGAGATGGTACTTCTAGCGCAAATATTATTTTTGATAGAGACGGTGCTATTAAAGCCGAATCAGGAAGTAATGCCCAAATTACTTTAGGATCAGGAGATTCAAGATTAAACATATCAGGTAGTACTGTTTATATCACAGGTAGTAATGTAGCAATTGGACCTTTTAGTTCAAGTTTTGCTAATATTACTAGTGGTTCTATTACCGCAAGTATTAGCTCAAACTTTATTTCTGCTAGTGTTGTAAGCGCAAGTAATGCTAGAATTAATAATTTAGTAACTACTAATTATACTAGTTCTTATATTGCTTTACAACCTGATGGTGCTATTTATTTTAATGATAATACATTAGCAGTAGCTGGATTAAAAGCACAAAACTATGTTGATACTGGTTCATTAATTCCTTTTGGAGATACAGCAGGTGATGCTTTTAGAATTGTATCCGCTAGTACAAACTGGTTCTTTATAGCATCTGGATATGATGCAACAGGTTCATTACCTCCATCAACCGGAAGTGTACATTACTTTGGAACAGGTTCAGTATCTGCAAGTGCTTTTGAATTATTAGGTAATAAAATAAATAGTGTATTAAGTTCTAGTTTATTATTTTATACTATTAACAGTACAATATTTGCCCTTAGTGCATCATTTACTGGTTCAAGATATAATGGAATTATTTTCCAATCTGGTTCTTTTTCAGGTTCCGTTTCAGGTTCAACAGGTACTTCGTTTAATACAATTTTCACATTAGCTGGAGGTACTAATTATACTTCTAGTTTCTTAGATAGAGGTGGTAGTATTTCTTTAGATAATTTAGGAAATATTGTTATTGATAGTGTTTCTGGTAGTGTTTACTTAGCTAAAGATAGACATGATATCTACATTGGTGATGGTACTAGCTCAGCAAATATAGTATTTGATTACAACGGTGCTATTAAAGGTGAAGCTAATGCTAGATTTAATACTGGTAGTTTTGGCTTAATTTCAGGAAGTAGATTAAACTTAAATAATAACAGTGGTATTTTCTTCACAGGAAGTACTTCAACTCCAGGAGCTAGTATTCAATTAGACAATTTTGGTGATTTAGTATTATCGGCTGTTAGTGGTAATGTTAGTATTGGTAACAATACAAACGAAATCTATATTGGTGATGGAACAGGCTCAGCATCATTATTGTTTGATACTGGAGGAAATATAAAAACCACTAATGGTAATGCATTATTGATAGGTTCATCTTCTGCACCTTTATATTTAACAGGTTCAAGTGTTGTATTACAGCAAAATGGTGGTACTACAGTATTTGGTGGATCTACAGTAGTTACAGGTTCATTTACAGGTTCATTTATTGGAAACGGTTCAGGATTAACAAATTTAAATATATCCTCTTCAAATACATCAGGTTCATTTACAGGTTCATTTGGTGGTACTGGTTCATTAAGATTAGAAACAGGTTCAGTAGGTTTATCTTTAGATGTAGCTTCTGATTTCTTAAGATTTTCATCAGGTTCAACTGTAAACTTTGCAGCACAACAAGTAGCAGGTACTACAAGCATGTCTTTTGCCTTTAATACAGGTTCAGCTGTTGGTGGTCAAGGTGCTACATTTGATGTTAGAGCAACTGCTGTTATAATGAACCCACAAGGAGCTAACTACAATGAAAATTTAAGATTACCAGCATCTCCTGGTGGATATTCTTCTATTGTAATGAATGGTCCTGTAGCAGGATTAGCATCTCAAGGAGGAGTATGGTCAATTTATTCCTACATTTAGTGGTTCAGATGGTCAGTTCTTATTTGGAAATGTTAGTGGTAACCAAGTAATGTTTGTGTGGATGGCTGGTCGTTGGAGATCAAGTTCCTTAGCTTAACATTTCTGAGCCATTTTAATATTTATAACAGAATATTACTATGGCAAACATTCCTATTTGGACCGGTACTAGTACTTTCTTCCCTGGAGATACACCTTTTGGATTTTATGACAATGATTTCCAATTTCAACAGGATGCAGATAAAGTAGCTAAATTTTGTTCTCAACGCTTGGGTTATCCTTTGGTTGATGTTGAACTTCAATCAGGATCATTTTATACAGCTTTTGAAGAAGCAGTTACTGTTTACGGAAATGAACTATATGCATTTCAAGCAAGAGATAATTACTTGTCTTTAGAAGGAGCAACAACAGGTTCAAACTTAAATCAATCTTTAGTTAATCCAAGTCTAGCACCTATTATTAGAATGTCTCAACAGTATGCCGATGAGGCAGGAACTGGAGGACAAATTGATTGGTACAGTGGTTCAATATATTTAACTTCAAGTGTTCAAGATTATAATTTAAAACAATGGGCTATTGACAATAATATTACTGGTGGTATTGAAATTAAAAAAATACACTACGAACAAACACCAGCAATTAACCAACTATACAGTCCTTGGGCTGGTTTAGCTCCTGGAGCTATGAGTGCTGTTGGGTTAACAGGTTTAGCTGGATTTGGTCCTGCAACGAATTTCCTTTTAATGCCTTTAAGTTACGATATAGCTAACGTACAGGCTATTGAAATGAGTAACCAAGTTAGAATATCTAATTATACTTTCCAATTAGCAAATAATAAATTAAGAATATTTCCTATTCCTGGTTCAGATGATGAAGGAATACAATTGTGGTTTAACTATATCAAATTAGATGAAAGAAATAATGCTGCTGTAACCTCAGCACCAGGTGTTATTAATAATTTATCTAAAATGCCTTACAGTAATCCAAGATATGCTCAAATAAATTCAATTGGAAGAAGTTGGATATTTGAATATACTTTAGCATTATGTAAAGAAATGTTAGGATATGTTAGAGGTAAATACACTACTGTGCCTATTCCAGGAGCAGAAGTAACTTTAAATCAAAGCGATTTAATTGCTGCCGCTACATCGGAAAAAGAAGCTTTAATTGCAAGATTAAGAGATTATTTAGATACAACTTCTCGTCAATCATTACTTGAAAGAAAAGCAGCAGAAACTACAGCTCGTAATACAGAAATAGCACAAGTTCCAATGACAATTTATATAGGATAACATGGCATTATTTGGTGGTAATCGCGATATAAGTTTATTTAGACACGTCAATCGTGAATTGATAGGGAATATCATATCTCAAGAGGTAGTGCTTTATAAATGCGATTTAGTGGATACTAAAGTAAATATTTATGGCGAGGCCGCATCAGGTAGAATATTTCAAGATCCAATTTTGTTAAGTGCTTTAGTTGAAGTTGGTGACCAAACCGCACCTATTCAAGATGAATTAGTAGGATTTAACTGGCCAATTACAGTTAAATTTTTAAGAGACGATCTAGTAGATGCCAATATTGTACCAGAAATTGGAGATATATTAATGTGGCAAGAGGCATATTGGGAAATAGATAACGAAAATGTAGTACAATTCTTTGTAGGAAAAGACCCTGATTATCCATATTACGATGACCAAGGTAATAATCCATTAAATCCAGGATTAGAAAATTTTGGTTACAATTTATCAGTGATATGTACTGCTCATTATGTTCCTGCAGATAGATTAAATATTGTTAAACAAAGATTATAATGGCTGGAAGAAAACCTATACCAAAAACCCAAAAAGAAATTAGTAATTCTTTTGTAACACCTTATGATGTTACTCAAGGAGATCCTAATGATGTATTAGCTTCTACTAAAAATAGAGCTTTACAACAGTCTTGGAAAGGTGATACAACAAAACCATTTACAGTTAGTATTCAAGATATTGACGAGGCTATATTTTATTATCTTGAAAACGTAATTAAACCTACAGTAAAACATAATGGTGAAATCCTACCCGTTCCTGTTTTATATGGTTCTCCTGAAAAATGGAAATCATATCAAAAAGATGGGTATTTAAGGGATTTAAAAGGATCGTTAATGGCTCCGTTAATTATATTTAAACGTGAATCCATTGATAAAAACAGATCTATTGCAAATAAACAAGATGCAAATAATCCTCACAACTATGGAATATTTCAAAAAAGTTATAGTCCAAAAAATGCATATAGTAGATTTGATTTACTAAATAATAGAGTCCCTGAAAAACAATATTACGCTGTTGTAATTCCTGATTATGTAACTGTAACTTATACTTTTATAGTTTTTACATACTACCTTGAACAATTAAATGGAATTGTAGAAGCCATGAATTACGCTTCAGATGCTTATTGGGGTGATCCTGAACGTTTTAAATTTAGAGCTTCTATTGATTCGTTTGGTTTTCAAACTCAATTAAATGAAGCATCAGAAAGAGTAGTACGTAGTACATTTACATTAAAATTAAATGGACATATAATTCCTGATGTTATTCAAAAAGATACTACAGCTATATCTAAATTTAATAATAAAACTAAAACAACTTTATTTTTCGAAACCGTTAATACTCCCGGAACTACAAGTATGATATCATCAGCAAGAACAAGTCTTCCATCAACAACCTTTATTGACTCAAACTTAGTACCCGGTGGTGGTTCTAGTGGTGGAGGTTCAGTTGATCCATCAGTATTTACTTATTTAGTAGCTAATTACCAAAAAACAGGTACGGTTACTAATAGTACAACAGTAACATTTAATGTAGGTTGGTTAAACCCACCTTCAGGAATACCATCTCCAGATGTTAATAGTTTTACATTTTTCTGTAATGGTAGTTTAATTGAAAAATCCGCTATTACATCATTTACACAAGCAGCAGGTGTTTCTACTTTAGTTGTAGATACATCTTTATTAGGATATTCATTAGCCATAACAGATGAAGTTATAGGTATTGGTAAATTTGAATCAGGAGACTAATGGCAACACTTAATAGTAAACAATTCTCAACCCCACAAACTTTATCAGGTTCATTAACAGGAAATGTAGTAGGTTCTGTTACAGGTTCATCCTCAGGTTCATTTACTGGGTCCTTTACAGGTAATGGATCAGGATTAACAAACATCCCAGGTTCATCAGTTGTTGGTATTAGTGCAAACCGTTTAACTACAGGTTCAGTTACAGCTTCTGTTGATGTAGGAATATTTAATACTTTTAGATTAGTAAACGCCAATGGTATTTTATTTAATATTGGATCATTTGGTAATATAGGTATTCTAACTACATCTTCATTTTACACAGTAGAAGTTTCAGGTTCAGGTAGATTTACAGATGGATTATATGTTACTGGGTCATTAAGAGTATCAGGTTCATTTTCAGCAACTTCAGCTCAATTTACAGGATCTTTAGGTGTATCAGGTTCAACAAATATTAAATCATCAGGTTCATCTATATTTTCAATAGATGGTGTTACTGGTAGATTATTCCAAGTAGATGATGGTGTTACAGGTTCATTATTTTCAGTTAATAATGCTTCCGGTTTACCAATTATAAATGCTACCTCGGATTATATTATTACTATGGGTAGATTTAATGCACCTGGTTTAACAGTTTCCGGTTCAGCAGTTTATACTCCTACATCATCAACTGCTCCTTCTCATACAGGTAAAGAAGGTGAATTTAGATTTGTACGTACAGGTAGCTTAAATTTAATATATGCTTGGGTAGGTGGTGCATGGAGGTCAGGTTCATTAGTATAAAATTATGGCTTTTACAATAGGTCCTCCATCAATTATAGGTAGTAATTTATTACTTTATTGGGATGCTTCTAATCCTAATTCATACTCAGGAACAGGTACTACAATTTATGACCTATCAGGAAATAATAATAATGGAACATTAGTAAATGGAGTAGCATATGATTCAACGGCTGGTGGTGTATTAGTATTTGATGGAAATGATGATTATGTTTTTAGTAATACTCCTAATTTAACATCTAGTAATTATACTGTAATGGGTGCTGCTAGATATAGTGGAGCTACTCGAGGAAGAATAATTAATGCTACATCAAATAACTGGTTAGTAGGTCATTGGAATAATTCTACTGAAAACTATTATGCTGAAGGATGGGTATCACAAACTCAAGCAGGTTCTAATGATACTAACTGGAGAATATATGCAAGTAATGGAAACATTTCGGGTGATAGTTATGGATTTTATGTAAACAATAATTTTGTAGTCCAAAACAGTAATGGAAATGCTGGTCCTAATGGTATAACTTTAGGTAGAATAGGATCTGGACTTGGGGGTGGTGAACAAAGCACAGCTCAGTTTAGTTTTTTATTAATATATGATAGAATACTTACAACTACAGAAATGACTCAAATATTTAACTCAAATAGAGGAAGGTTTGGAATATAAATTATGGGACGAATAACAGGAGGAA